CTCATCTTTGCACCACCGGCACTGTGGAACCAAAGCGTAGCCTCGGCGGTTTTGTCGTTGTCATTCGGGTCCATGACAGTCACTTTAATGATGTCACGGCCCTTGGCGTCAGTTTTCGCTTCAGCGAGCCCGATAGCGACGGTATGGGTGCCATACTCAAAGCCTTGGCCCTGACCACCGGAACGCTCTTTGTCTAAGTTATTTAGGATGTCACCGAATAGTGAATCTGCCATTATTTTGTTCCTTTGCTGTAATAGGCGTTAATTTTTTCGTTAATCACTTTTAGGTCATTGGCTATGGTACTATCTTCAAACATCTGCATAGGTGCCTTGATACCACTACCATCTGTCTTGACCTTAAACACAAACTCACCTAAGTCTACTGCTGCCTCAAACACAATGTTACTCAAGCCTTCGGGTGCTATGTTATTTCTGATAGACTGCCCCGCAGTTTTAAGCTGTACAAGCTGTTGGTCGTTTAGCTCGATATGCCCAAACAAATAAACATTCTGCTGGCCTGGCTTGTCTATAACTGTCTTAATCAAGTCATAGAAGTCACCAGCAATATCTCTAAATACCTGGAATTGGTCTTTGTCTTTCGAGCGGCCAAACACTTGGAAGGTAAATAGGTAGTTGACATCATCCACCACTATAATTGGTTTCTTGCTTTTTTCAATCAAGCTCTTTACTTCTGCGCTTGTCTTAGCAACCGCTGGTACTAAATCAGTCTTAAACGGTAATTCCTTGCCCGTGACAGATATGTAGCCTACTTCGTCTTTTTTCAAGTTACGCAAGCTCGTTGACTTGCCTGTGCCTGGGTGTCCAAGCACAAAAATCAGTCTGGCCATATTAGCTCCTTGCCTCTCGCTCTAATTGTAACCAGCAGTAAAAGTCCATGAATGATGGCTCTACTTTTGTTGGCTCGAACTTGTTTTGCTCATCCAAATCTGACAGATATATGGCAATGCCTGTTTCTAGGTTTGCTAAAAAATCTACTAATTCTTGGCTCATTTCTTCTCCATTCTCTGCAAGTATTCTTCAATCGCTTTGCGAATGACGGCACTGCGATTGCTCGCGTGTTCATTACAGTAGATTGATAGCTGCATGGCTACCTCATCTGGTAGGTACAGTGATATTATTTGATTTGCCACAATTTACTCCTTTATTTCTTTACATATTAAGCAATTATCCGTGTGGATAACGCCTAGGTTAGTATAAACTTCCTCAACGCTTGCCATATTATACGTCCTTCAATCGCTTGACGATATATTGTGTCTTGCTCTCTGATACACCACTTGGCAAATGCCCTTTGAGCGTCGCCTCAGCTTTGACTTTCGTGGTGTCAAGCACCCGCTTGGTGAACTTTAACCCAACAGCAGAGATATCATCAGAGCCATAGGTGGTGCGCTCGGCCAGTGTGATACTGCCCCATTCGCCCTGTATCTTCTCAACACCATTGTCAATCATAGCTTGTTTAACTTGTTCAATCACCTCGTCATGCTTGGCTTTTAGCTCTTTGAGCTGCGCTTCGGCTGCCGCAAACTTACGGATAGCCACCAGGCTTTTGTTATCGATAAACCGTTGTAGTTCTGTTGATCCCATAGTGTGTGCTCCTTATATCATGTTCATTAGTTCTGTTAAATCGTCGGCTTGTGTTTTCTCTTTTGGTATTGAACTGAGTGGCACATTCTTGAGCCGTTCCGGTGCTCCAGCGTGTTCAGGGCAATACCATGAGGTGCGTACCACTGTCTTGAGTTTGCCCCATCCGTCATAATCTGTGCAAGGCTTTACGTTGTGTCGTGCGTCACATAAGCGACACTTGACCGGTAAACCAACTCTGATTATGACTTCTTCCATACCCTCACCGGCACAATATATGTGCTAGGAATATGTTTGACCTCTATTTTTTTCACTGTGTGCTCCTTCTGTTATTGGTATAGTAATTTTATTATAAACACTAATTAGATGTCAACTAGTTATCCACAGGTTACTATACCACTTGCGCTTTAAGTTAAAAGAATCAGAAATAATCTGTGTCACTTGTGCTTCTTTTATATCTCTATTTGACAATATATCTTTTTTTCTTTTATAATATGGAATACTTGCTACATCAACATATATTGGCATACCCATAATTGTACCTATTTGACGTAAATCTAGTTTATTCATTGCTCTGCCTCCCATAACTTCGTGCTAAAGTCTTTTTTGTCCCTGAGTGCTGCGTATATATCTTCGTCCACCGTGTTTTTAGCCTTGAAGATATAGAATACGCACTTTTTGGTCTGTCCGGTGCGGTGCGTCCGGCCAATGCTCTGCTCAAACTCTTGGTACGAATATGTCAGTGAGAAAAACACGGTGACGGTAGCAAATTGCAGGTTCAAGCCGGTACTGGCGCTCTTGTAGTGGGCCACGAGTACGGTATTTTTGAGCTGTGCATCTGACTTTGGCAAGGTGCTATGTTTCTCACCGTCGTACCGGAGCACCTTTTTGTCCTTATGGTACTTGGCAATGTACTCCAGTATCGCCTTGCGCTCAGATATATAGTTGTAGAAGATTACGATGTTTTCGCTCGTATCATCTAAAATGTCACTGAGTACGTCCAACCTACTTGCTACCCCAACTTGCCTCAAATAATTAAGTAGTAAGCTTGGGTTGTCGAGCAGCTCACCAGTTTTGGTGGTTCTGACAATCTTCGCGTTGTAGTAGTCCTTCTGCTCTTTCGGGTCCAGCATAATCGTCTTACCGATAAACTGCCTGTCTGGTAGCTCATGTGCCTGTTCGCGCGTCAGTGAGCGCGAGATAAGATGCCACTGTCGGTTCATTTCTTCTGTGTTGAAGTAGCCAACGATGCGTGGGAACCCTGCGAATGTATTGATGTTGCAATATTTTTGCTTAAACTCGGTGATGCCTTTAGTAAAGCCAAACAGTTTTGAGTAGCCTGCAAAATCAATCCAACCGTTGCTCATCGGGGTACCGCTCAGGCCAATGAATTGACCACCGGACTGCACTATTTCATACACTGCTTTGGCTTGCTTGCTCTGAGGGTTTTTTATACTCTGGCACTCATCCGCAATAATATCGTAAACGATGCCACCGTTCCGAGCACCGGTATACTTCCACCAACGCGGCCTTCTGGTATCCTTGTCCATCAGGCGTAAACTTTCGTAGCTGATATATGTGATGTCTCCCGCCAGTTCATGCCCTAGCCATGCCACGGCTTCTTCTTGCCAGTCACCGGTGCGGATCTTTGATGCCGGAGCAACAACTAATAATTTGTGTTGCTGCTGCCAGTGCATCAGTGACATAGCAGTTTTGCCGGTCCCTAGATCGGCGTGCATGATGCCACTCTCCGGCATGGTCGCTAAATATTTTGTTTGGTAAGGGTATAGCTGCATGATATTCTCCTATCGTATCGTTGTTGCTGGCTGTAGGTCGTAAGCGTCCACGGTGTCTTGGTAGCTCTCAAGCTCAAGTGCTGGCGTGGTGTCTACCGTCAGGCTGCTATCATCTGTGGCGGTAGCTTCTGGCTCTGGCGTGGCTTCTGGTGCAAAATTGAATAGCGCCAAAAATGCTACCAAAATTATTACCGCTGTTATTACTACTAGTGTCTTGCTGTTTTTCATCTTATTTGCTCCTTATAAAAATGCTAAATACTTATTATTATTGTACATCGTCCACGCTGCGTACCCCTGCCCCTGCCATATTGCATAAGCACATCGTACATTCGTGGCAAGGTCATGCTTGTCGCAATGCTCACGCCCTGCCATGATTCGTACCTGCAATACTGATACGCTGTAGCCATATTGTCGGTTGTTCTGAGTATACACAAGACTTGTGTCACCCGTCGCATCGACTCTACAGCTCGATTCTGCTCGCGCTATAGCCGTGATGATATCCACGTCCCACCCGCTATATTTGCTCACTTCCTGCCGTACAGCGTCACACCCTGTCAGTGCTGGGGCTGGCGGTTTTACTGCCGGCGGTTGCTGCGCCACCGGCCCCGCCTTCATTTTTTTGCTGTCTGCGCTGCTTGTACGGCGCTCGTCAATTGTGCGTTTTGGTTATTCGCATACCGCGCCCCAAGTACGAAGGCTACCACCCCCGTTATAAGTACGGCTATGATTACATCTTTGATATGCTCGCCCCGTGTTTTCTCGTAAACCTTGCGAGTTTTCGCTTGCTTTACTTCTTGGTTGTTTGTTGTTTTTGGCATTTTATGCCCCCCTCTTTTAATTATTGTACGCTTCTGCTCTGGTAATTCTTCGTAATTTAACGGTGTATCTAATTCGCTCATGGCCTA